AGACAGAGAAATCATGTCCTAGTTGCGGTGTAAAATTAAAATAGAGTACACTCTACTCATAAAGAGGTAAAAAATGGCAAGACCAAAACTAGACATCAAAGGGGAGGAAGTTCAAAAATTAGCATCCTATGGATGTACTAACACAGAAATTGCAGACTATTTTAATTGTAGTGAAGGCACTATTAGAAATAGTTTTTACGAATATCTCACAAAAGGTAGGAGCATTAAGAAATTGCGTTTAAGGCAGATCCAATGGAAGATAGCTGAGAATGGAAATGCAGCTATGGCTATCTGGTTAGGTAAGAATGAGTTAGGTCAATCTGATGGTGGATTGATAGCAGAAGATAACGAGCCTTTGGCATGGTCAGTTGATTAGTGCCGCTAAGTAAACCCCAAAAACAAATATTACAATGTGATAAACGCTTTAGAGTATTAATTACTGGAAGAAGATTTGGTAAGACATTTTTATGTGTTCAAGAAATAGCTAAGTTTGCTAGATATCCTAAAAAGAAAGTTTGGTATGTAGCACCTACTTATCGTATGGCTAAAGACATTGTTTGGAATGATCTTGTAGACCGCATGACGAAACATAAGTGGGTAAGTAAGATTAACCATAGTGATTTAAAGGTTATTCTTAGAAATGGTAGTGAGATATCCCTGAGAGGTGCAGATAATGAAAATAGCCTCAGAGGTGTAGGATTAGATTTTCTAGTAATGGATGAATTTGCAGATATCAAAGAACACGCCTATACAGAAGTTTTAAGACCAACACTATCTGATAAGGGAAGGATGGGTGCGGCTCTATTCTGTGGAACTCCAAGAGGATATGGCAACTGGTCATACAATTTATTTACCAGAGAGAAAGATGACGACCAATGGGCATCATTCCAATATACAACACTAGAAGGTGGTCAGGTATCTAAACAAGAAATAGAACAAGCTAAATCTGATCTAGATGAAAGAACATTTAAACAAGAATATGAAGCATCCTTTGTTAATTATGCAGGACAGATTTATTACAACTTTGATAGAAAAGATAATGTCATAGATAAATACACTCCTCAAACGGCAGAAATACATATAGGCATGGACTTTAATATTGATCCTATGAGTGCCGTAGTGACAGAGATTATAGGCAACAAGATCATTATCTATGATGAGATAGTGATTTATTCATCCAACACAGACGAATTAGTACAAGAGATAAAAGCGAGATATAAAGATAAGCATATCTATGTCTATCCTGATCCTGCTGCCAAGCAAAGAAAGACAAGTGCAGGTGGCGTGACGGATTTAGCCATCTTGAAAAATGCAGGATTTAATTTAAGAGTTAGAAATACACATCCACTAATTAGAGATAGGATTAATGCAGTGAACACAAAATTAAAGAACGCTAATGGAGTTAGAACTTTATTTATTGCTAATAGTTGTAAAAATGTGTTAAAAAGCATTGAACGACAAATTTATAAGGAAGGCACAACTGTACCTGATAAAGACAACAATTATGATCACATGAATGACGCATTAGGATATTTAGTGGAATATTTATACCCAGTAAGAAGGGATTTTACACCTAGTAAACCCCAGAGGTGGAGTTAATGGCAATATATAATAGAGATTTTTTAACATCAAGACACAAACACTACGAAGAAAAATTCAAGGATTGGCATTTTCATTTAATGTCATATCTTGGCGGACAGGACTATCAAGATGGTTATCAGTTAAATAGATACATCCTAGAGACTGATGAGGAGTATTTAAAACGAGCAGAAAACACTCCTATTGATAATCACTGCAAGAATGTAGTGCAGATTTATTCCTCATTTTTATTTAGAGTTGCACCCACAAGAGATTACGGATCATTAGCAGGTGATCCTCAGCTACAGAGTTTTATTAATGATGCAGATTTAGATGGTAGATCATTTGATAATGTAATTAGAGAGATGCAAGTAAACGCATCTATCTATGGTACTTGTTGGGGTATTATAGATAAACCTGCAGTACAAACTCAAACTAGAGCAGAGGAGATCCAGTTAGACATCAGACCATACATGAGCATCTACACCCCTGAGAATGTCTTAAATTGGAATTATGAGCGTAGTATGAACGGAAAGTATGTTCTTACAGAATTAACATTGTTAGAAGATTTATTTGATGATGTAGCCACCATTAGAGTTTGGAATATGGAAGATATTTCTACTTACAAAGTAAAAGATTTTAATAAAGGTTATGCTACTGCAAAACCTATGCTTATAGATGAAATGCCTAATCAATTAGGTAAAGTTCCTGCCGTAGTTTTATATAACCAGAAATCTCAGCGTAGAGGTGTTGGTATATCTGATCTCAATGATGTGGCAGAATTGCAGAAGGCTATTTACAATGACTATTCTGAAATAGAGCAGTTAATTAGATTGTCTAATCACCCTAGCCTAGTAAAGACACCTAATGTAGAAGCTAGTGCAGGTGCAGGATCTATCATTGAAATGCCTGAAGATTTAGATGCAAGTTTAAAACCCTATTTAATTCAACCAAGTTCCCAGTCATTAGATGGCATTATGAGCAATATCAATATGAAGGTAGAAGCTATTAATAGAATTACACATATGGGAGCAGTAAGAGCCACTCAGGATAGAGTACAATCTGGAATAGCACTACAAACAGAATTTCAATTATTAAACGCTAGATTAAGTGAGAAAGCAGATTACTTACAGAACGCAGAAGAACAAATCTGGAAACTATTTGCTGAATGGCAAGATAAAGATTTTGATGGGGAAATAATTTATCCTGATAGCTTTAATCTGAGAGATTACGCTAGTGATCTACAATTCCTACAGGCAGCTAAAGCTAGTGGTGTTCCTTCAGATAGCTTTGCTAAAGAAGTAGATAAACAAATTGCTAGAGCCGTAGTAGATGATGATGAAAAGATTAGCACTATTGATGATGAGATAGATGCGAAAGCTGCACCTATTGGTCAATTCTCTACACCAACTATTGAGGGTGAAGAAATTGAAGAAGCGTAAAGTTCCTAAAGATAAGAAATCTAAAGTACCTAAGAAGTATTTATCAGGTCTTAAAGGTGCTAAGAGATCAAGACGAGCATCATTAATTAAGAGAGTAGCAGCACTGTATAAAGCAGGTAAACGCATTCCCATGGGATTATTAAGATCAAGGACTAAAGCATAATGGCAGTAAGAAGAAAACCATTATCAGCTACAGTTAAAGCCACCTTACAAAGAAAAGCAAAGGCATCTAAAAGATATACTTATGGAACACTAGCTAAAGTGTACCGCAGAGGACAGGGTGCTTTTTTATCATCTGGTAGCCGTAGAGTACCTATGGCGGCATGGTCTATGGGTAGAGTAAACTCCTTTCTAAGAGGTAGTCGGAAACACGACTTAGACTTACGCAAAAAGAAAAAGTAAAAGGTAGAACAGTATCTACTACTGATTTCTATAATTGGTCACATCAGCAACATGGTGAAAAGAAATGCTTTTGCGGCAAGTTCGCAAGTATCGGTTTTAATTACAGATATGGTATGTTAGAACTACTATGTTTTAAACATTACGAAGAAAGGATAAGCCAATGCCATACGGAAAAGGTACATACGGATCAAAAGTCGGTAGACCAAAAAAATCAACTAAGTCTAATATGAAGAAGAAAAAGAAAAAGAAATAATGGCTAAATATAGAGGTCGCCAAGTCAAGCTGAATAAGCCTTTTAGAACACCCAGTAAAAGCAAGAAATTTGGTGTTTATGTGAAGGATAAATCCAGTGGAAATGTCAAAGTAGTGAGATTTGGCGATCCTAAAATGAAGATAAAAAAGAACATTCCTGCTAGACAAAGGTCATTTTTGGCTAGAATGGGGGGTGTTTTAAAGCAAGTACGAGGTCAAAAGACATTATCCCCTGCCTATTGGTCAATTAGGGCATGGAAAAAAAACTTTCCTTTATAGTAATTTAGGGGTTGCAATTTAGTTATAATTTAGTTATAACTGTATGTATGAATACAGGAGAAACTAAAATGACTAACTTACTACTAGAAAACTTCATTAATGACATCAATTCAAAAAGAGAAGATGCTATTCAAAAGGCATTTACTCTAAGAATGGAAATGATTGATAATCAAATCAATGATATTCCAAAAAAAGTTGAATTTTACAATGAAAGATTTGCTAACAGAGATGGCTTTGAACAATCTTTTGCAAATGCAAATGGTTTTACCACACAAGATCTTTCTTATAAAAGTCCATATGATAATTTTGTATCATTGGTTGATAGCTTTAATTTTTCAAGCATTATGTTTTCTGTAAAAGATCTTTCACCAAAAGATTACAGACCAAGAACTTTAAGCACATATCAATATGAAATCAGAGATATGGAAGTTATTAAAAAACAAATCATGGATATGACTAAGTTTGAGATCAATAATGTTTTTGATATGTACTTATCTAGAGTTTGTAGCATAGTCACAAAGGTTGATTATTGTTCTGAAATCACAAACTGTGAAATCAAATCATTCAACCAGAAGGGTTATCCTGTTTCTGAATTAGCTATTAACACAGTTAACAATACTTCTTGCACTATCAGAACTTCTGTCAAATGGAACTGTTCAAAGTATGGTAAAATCTTTGGTCAATATCCTACAACTATCCATAATGTAAAAAGAGCAGGATCAGATAAGACTGCAAACATCTTTGAAGTTGCATCTGATAACTTTAATAATGTTTGGACTTCTTTCAAAGCTATTGAGAAGAATGAGAAAACAAACAGAGCAATAGTAAGATTAGAAGAAGAATTATCTAGCGTACAAAAAACTGATCCTGCCGATAGATTTTATGATGCTAAATATATTGCAAAAAGAGTTAAGAAACTTAACGAAAGAATTGCTAAAGAAAAAGCAAAGTTAATTGATGTAAGAGCATTTAGAGATGTTGGGCAATCTTTACTCAAGGAGGTTGCCTAATAATCCTGTATTTACTAAGTAGCCATTTCATTATATACAAAATGGAATGGCTACCAAACAAGAGATACTATCCAAACTAGCTGCTTCTCACGAACAAAGAATATCCAAAGTTCTTTTTGATCTTGAAGAAGATATTATTGCTCAATTACAAAGAGCCACAGATGGAGTTCCGCTTACTACTGATCTAGCTATTCAGCTAAGACCAAACCTTAAACAACTAATAGAACAGAACTACCTTAAAGAAGGCTCTAGAATAATCTCAGAATATGATGAAGTCGTTAAGGGATATATGGACTATATCCGAACTACTCCAGTTTCCGATAAATTTAAAACCCTTACTAAACCTGATCTAGTCTTAATCAATCAATTAAAACAATTATCCTTTAGTGGGTTTGAAGATGTAGCCAATAGATTTTTAGATACGATTGCTACAGAGATATATTCATCCGCCGTCACTGGTAAACCATTCCCTCAGGTAGTAGAGAATATCAGAGCATCTGTGAATGGTGTCTATAGACGTAGTAATGAAGCTGCAGTCAATAGATTAGTTAGGATTGTAGAAGAAAATAGATACTCAGACGATCCTATAGCTAAAAAGAAATACTTAGACGCAAGAAAGATACTACATAGTAAATATGCTTCTGATATTAGAGGTGAGAATATGCGGAAGTACGCATCACAAATAGCACATGATAGTATTATGCAGTTTGATGGGCAGTTCACTAAGTACAAAGGTCAAGAAGCAGGAATAAATACATACAAATATACTGGAACA